AGGCTGAATCATGAGTAAGTATCAGCAAAAATTTATTGTTCAAGAACTCGAAAATCATGAATTCATCTATCCCGATCCATTCGGCGATATTGGCTTTACGCCTAATATCAAATCTGCCGGACAGTATGAAAGCTATGAAGATGCTTTCAGTTCGGCGATTGAAGAAATCGGTGGCGAATTTTTAATTTTCAGTTTTTATACAAAAGAAGATTAAGTTTAAGAGGCTCGGCGGGCGGTCTTTAAAACCTTCACATAGCCCGCAAACACATTTTTTTAAACATTTCGTAAAGGAAAACATCATGAAGTTGATGAACACTTGCCGTAAATACGGCGCAAAACTGGCCGTTGTTGCCGCTGCTCCCTTGGCTATGGCCACATCTGCCTATGCCGCTTTGCCAGAAGCAGCAAAATCAGGTATTGATGCAGCGAAAGCCGACGGCCTTGAAGCAGGCTGGTTGGTAGTCGGCGTATTTGCAGCGCTGTTCGTGATTGCCATTGTGAAACGCTTGTTGCGCTAATAGGTAATTAAGATGTACTACCAAGTCGGGAATAAATGTCTTGAGCAAAGCCAAGCTGAAAACGTCTATTTCAGCTTGGTAGTACCTCAAATAACCCAAGACGGCAAAATCATCAAACCTGAGTACAACGGTACATTATGGAAACTGAACGGACAGACGATTAAAGCTGATTTACCCAAATGCGATCCAAGTGAAAATTTAAAAAGCGGTTTAGATACAGGTTGGCTTTTATTCGGCGTGATGGCATCTGTTTATTTCGTATCCATTTTGAAAAGGGTTCTCAAATGATGGATTACTATTTTTACTTGGGGCTGGTCGTACCTGTTTTGATAGGGGCGATTTTATTCAAGGATTGATACCCTATTCGGGTAATGGCAAAATCTAACTTTCGGCAACCATCAAGAAAGTTAGTATTATGCTTTTCAAAAATGAAAAAGATTTTTTCTATATCTCTGAATTTGAATTAGATGAGTTATCTAAATTCTATTTAGATAAACCTTTATCTTATGTTTTTTATTTATTTTTAAAAGAAACTGAACATTTAAAAAAATTCTCTATGAATAAGTGTATGAATTTTTATAATAGAATTGATTTTGAGAATTCCTGTTTTGAAATTCTGTTTAAAGATGATTCAGTTTTCAGTATAGGAAATGGCGAAATAAATGTTACGGGGTTTAATAATAATTTTTCTGTTTGTATTCAGCTTTAATTCTTATGCTACAGATTTACAGGTTAGAAACGGGAAGCTAAGTTATCCGTTAACTAAGGAATTTAATGAAAATGGCTTTAGAGCATGGAAAGTAATAGGTGGAGGTATTGAGCAGGAATATCAAGCTAGATTTGATAAAAGTTTACATGTAAGAGATGTATCAACAGGCTTTAGATCTGCCTCAACTGTCCCCGTAACGTTAGAAGCTAGAGTATCCCGAAAAGCCGTCCTATCAGGCGCATTTGGCCTGGTAAAAAGAGGCACGGCATTAGGAACTCGTTTATCAGGTTGGGGGACAGCAGCTTATTTTGCATACGAAGCTTATCAAGCTGTTAAATCTGATCTTGAATTTGAAGGTTATAAATGGAATGAAGTAAGCGAAGAATTTTTAAAAGAATGGCCGGCTAGAAATTGTATTTGGGTTAGAGACGAAAATAATGTAGTACAAAAAGTTTCATGTTATGGCGTAGATAGTTCGGTTTTAAGTGCTTACAGAAAAGGCGGTAAAAGCCAAAGAGAAGCAGAAGAACTTATGAAAGGCCAAATGGAAAAATTGGCAGGTCCTTTTTGGGAAAAAGAAAAAATAGCATTGGATAAAAGAAGTAATTCCAAATTTTGGGAATATTATCATTTAGACGAATGTCGATTCAATTTAAATGGCGGTAACTGTTCAGTTAAAAGAGGCGGTGACGGAAGAAGCCCAATTTCATTTACTTTATATATGAGAGATACAGAAGTCCTTGATAATGAAAAATTCCTACAAATTTCTACCCCATCTATTGATGCAAACCCAACGCCCTTTGTAGAAGGCACAGGCAAACCAGAATATAACGAAAAAGTATCAGTCCCTGCCGGTACTGTTGTAACCATTGGCCCTGTCACTCCCGAAAACGGCAAACCGGTTCACATTAACATTACTTTCGGCAAAGACTCTAACGGCAATACAACGGCAGAAGTAGCAACTACTCAACGTCCTGATCTGACACCGGGCGGATCTGAAGCACCAAATAAAAAGCCTGATCCAGATCCTGCGCCTAATCCTGATGGAAAGCCCGATAAAAAGCCGGATGATAAACCCGATTCCGATGATAAGCCTGATAAACGTCCAGATGATAAACCTGATCCGGATGATGATCCATCTGATAAAGATAAAAGAAAAGAAGATAAAAAAGATGACAAGAAAGAAGAATCAAAGGGCTTACTTTGTGATTTTTTTCCAGACATTTTAGCCTGTGACAAAATGGGCAAGCCTGAAGAGGGAATGTTTGACGCTATAAGTATTCCTCAAACTACCGATGATAGGACATGGTCTTCAGACGATTTCCTACCGCCAAATGGCGTTTGTCCTCAGCCAAAAAGTTTCAACATTTGGGGAAAGCCGGTACAGATCAGCTATGAACCGCTCTGCGTTTTCATGGAAAAAGTCCGTTTTGCCGTTCTGCTTGGATTCATCATCATGTCCGCGTTTATTGTTTTCGGGTCTTTGAGGAAATAAGAGGTACTTATGCCATTACTTGCAGGTCTTATACCTTTATTGGCAATTTTGCTCAAAATGCTAATTGTCAGAATAATTATTGCTACTGGCATGACGTTTGTAACGTATGCAGGCTATATTATTGCGCTAAATAAATTCAAAGATTACACCCTAAATGCAATCAATTCCATGCCGTCTGATATTCTTAATTTACTTTTAATCGGTGGTTTTGGCCAAGGTCTCGGTTATTTATTCGGCGCATTCAGCTTTTATATTGGAATGAATACATTAAATAAATTAACTTTTATTATGCCAAGGTAGCTTTATGATTTATTTGTTTACAGGGAACATGGGCACAGGCAAAACATCGCGTGTCGTGTCCATGATTCTGAATAACGAAGATGGCTTATTTAAAATGAAGCTTGAAGATGGTACCGAAGTAGATCGTCCGCTTTACTTCTGCCATATCGACGGCTTGGATAAACGTAAATTTAACGCACATGAACTTACTGAAGAAGAAATTATGTCTGCGCCTTTAAGGGATATTTTGCCTACTGGTGCAGTATTGATTGTCGATGAGGCGCACTATACCTATCCTGTTCGTGCTGCCGGTCGTCCTGTTCCGCCTTATATTCAAGAATTAACCGAACTTCGTCACCACGGCCATACGGTTATCTTGATGACCCAACACCCTAGTCAGCTTGACGTGTTTGTACGCAATCTTGTTTCAAAACATACGCACCTTGAGCGTAAAGCAGTAGGTATGAAGCAGTATTCTTGGTACAAATGCGTTACCAGCCTCGATAATCCCGCCGGTGTCAGCGGTGTTGAATCAGCTAGTTGGAAACCGCCTAAAGATGCTTTCAAGTATTACAAATCATCCAGCCAGCATCAGAAGTTTAAAAAGAATATTCCGCTTGCTGTTTGGGCTTTAGTAGCTATTTTTGGTTTTATGGCTTGGAAAGGTTACAACGTCTATCAGATTTATAAACAAGGTAGCGGCCAATCTGAAGTAGTTCAATCTGTTTCTGATTTGTCCGCAAGTGAACCACAGGCAATCACGGAAACTGATCAATCTAAAAGTCCGCAAGATATAAATTCAAACCTTAAGGCTACAGATTTTGTTCCGACTCTCGCCGAAAAGCCTGAATCAAAACCTATTTATGACAATGTACGCCAAGTCAAAACATTTGAGTATATTGCCGGTTGTGTCGAAGGTGGTAATAGTGGCTGTACTTGTTACAGTGACCAAGGCACACCTTTAAAAGAAATAACTAAAGCCATGTGCAAAGACTACGTCAAAAACGGCTTGCCGTTTAACCCGTATAAGGATGAACATCAAACCGCACAACAGTCACAAACAGCACCGCAGACAGCCTACGCGCCTGAAAATGGACAAGTGCTTACGATGGGCGGCAAAAGCCCTCAAAACCTG